TGCCAATGGCTTTGTGATTCCATGCTGATTCTTTGCTTATCAATAGTCTTATGCATTTAGCCTCATGCTTTGGCATTGTGGCATTTATGTATTTTCTAGGATTGTATTTAAATGATTCTATTGAGCCTGTGTTTGCATGTGCCATAGGAGCAAACAGAGTTATCCCAATAACGAAGGCTACCGAGCGAACTATCCGCGAAGCGGTTCGCTCTGAGCCCCTGGTGGGCTCTAGCCCTGTAAGTGTACCCGTCATGTCAAATCCATTTCTCTGCCTGATTAAAACCGCAGGTCAGAACGGCGTGTCGGAATCAAGCATTATCAGTTCGATAAAATCCCTTTCCTTTGAACACCAATCCAGGTGCTGAATAAATGCGATTTGCTTGAGCACCGCAATCCTGGCATCGAACAAGATCATGCTCCATTGGTAGTTCTAACTCCATCTGCAAATTGCATAATGGACAACGGTATTCATAGGTTGGCATGATTCTCCGATTCACAGGCTTTACAACTCCAATGCTTTATTTTCCAATTGCCACAATTATCGCAGCGTGTAAGGGTCTTTTCCCAATCAATCTCATTAGATGGCAGTTTGTCATAACCTGCCTTTCTGAGTAACTCCACCAAATCACCCAATGTCAACATGCAGACGAACTCCTCGACTGATGCTTCCCCTTGCCCATTGAGTCTGAAACACGCAAATCCCAACTCCCCAGTTTTAGATGTGCGCGCTTTGATTTGGCGGAGTGTCCCCTTTATGTCTAGGGAATTTCTTGCCTTGATCTCTATGTCGAACGGGACATTGAGAACATCTTTCCCTTGACCGCGGCCAACACTAGCGTTAGGCCACCATTGCTGCAAGTAGTTTCCGACCAATCTTTCGGTCGCATAACCTCTATGCTTTCGGTGTTGACTAGGCATACGCTTTTTTTAAGCAATACGCGCATCGGCTTTTTACCATTGGCATCCCACCATAAGAAAACTTTATAATTTTATGACCAATGAATTTACAATAAAGTTTCATTGGTTTGGCTTACCATTGACTGCGTGACATCTTAAACATTGAAGGAATACTTCATCGTTTGCAACTGGAGTAATGGCTATTGGCTCATTGCAAAGATCGCAGTAGATAACAATTTGTTCAGGTTGCTCCAGTTCACCACCCATGACGATTGCTTCGCCATCATTAAAGATCACCATTTCGCCCATTAGATCATCATTCCTGTTTCTACGGCTCGCCATACAGTGCAAGGGTTACCGTTCGCGTTCAAGCGCGTTTCGCCTGAATCTATAATTAAGCCATCTCGAAGCAATGTGATTCTTGATGGTCTTACTGTGTCACCTGACATCATCAAAGCAAATTGCATTTCCTGATCAGTTGCTCCTCGCAGCCCTTGTCTAATCAAGTATTCATAGACTGACAAACGAATCGACCCGGACTTTGGATAGATGCGTTCTGCTGCTATCCGTGAGGTGTTTCTTGCCTCTTTCGCAATGATGACTTTGTTGTCCATCATGCACGCTTTTTCTGTGCTCGCCATGAGCCATCAGGTGCGATTTCATACCAAATGACATCCTCGCCCTTTGGACATCTATTAATTTCACCTGTTGCTGCTGCAACGCACTTGAAATGACCCCAGGGTTTGTTTGCCTTTGTCATGCCATGAGCCCAATGCATTTCACCATGAGGACATTTTGGAATGTCTTTCTCGGTTGTACCCCCAATGATGTCTTTTACCACTGAAACTGCTTCAGACATTGTTTTGGGTGCTTCAACAGTTTTAGTTGTCCAGGGATCATCCTCTTTTGGAACTGGAATGTATTCGGTTTTTGGCTTTGCAATTTCACTGCGAGCAACCTTGATCATTTCCTCTTTCGAAGGTCTTTTGCCTTTAGTTGCATAACCTGCGTTTGCAAGAGCACGACCGATTGCACTAGTTTCACAGTTCTCCAATGCGCTAGTCGCATTAACCCCTCTACTGCTAACGCTCTCCTCCGCGAGTCCTGAGGAGTAAGGCACGCTATCCGCGTAAGTACGGTAAAGCCATGCTTTAACAATGTATCTGTCACCCTGGAAAGAAATAAGTTCTGTTTCAACGCGGCCATCAGGATAATCCTCCCAAAATGTAGTTGCTTTTACTGGATAACCAAGTCGCTTTTCGACTGGCTCATAATTGTCAAGATTAAACATAAAGTTCATCCTCCTCGGTTGCGAGTTCTAGTGCGATTGCAAGATACGCGATTGCATCTTGATAAGAGTCGATGTGACTCGGTGTTTCCTGGATTCTTGAGAGTTTGACCTCGACCATTGCAAGTGCAGCCTGAGAGTCTGTGATTGGGAAATCAAATAAATTGGTAAGCCTTGAAGCGATCCGACCTTGATTGATTCTCGGATGACCGTAGATTCGACCACGATCTTGCATGATGTCGATTGCATTGATGAGTGCCTCCGTTGCTTTCATTACTCTCTCCAAAATTCTTGTCGAGATACTGATCGGCCTCTGATGTAACCTTCTCTGCGACCATCTCTAACTCCGATTGCATAACCGCATACCATGAACATAAACGCCATAAATGCAACAAATGCGTAAATGATGATGTCCAATGAGTTCATTACTTTGCTCCCTTTTCTAGTAGTTCACCTGTTATTTGAACAGGATCAATGTTATTAATTACTTCATAGATTTTTCCGTTTGGATGGATTGATGGAGCTGCAGCAACATAGCCACGCCATTTGATGTCGATGCCAGGTTCAATGGCTGACTTAAAATTCAGGCTTGAGTCGGCTTTGTAATACAGGTGTAATCCATCGCCTGTTTGGACTGTGTAAGTTTCAGGCATGTAATCCTGGACTTGTCCACCATTGCGATAGTCAATGTCGATTACAACCAACCCTGAAGTTATGCAAGCAATGCCAACATTTGCAGTTGGGTTAACATCAAACCAAAAGTTGATCAGGCTTGAGTCTTTGGATGCGCCTAGATAAGCGCCTTTGATCAGGTCAAAGTGAGGTTCTTTTTGATTAGGCAATAAAGGCATTACTGCCCAACCTCTAGCTGCATAATCCAACGCCTGCTGGCGTGTGTCTATTGTTATCATTTTGCTCCCTATCCCCGAGAGTTTCTCGGTTCATGGCATTAGCATCTCAGAGATTTATGCTTTGTCCAGGCTATTTTGATAACGAAACGATAACGATTCTGATTCATCAACGGCATCGTCAATTGTCTTTCGGACTGGAAAAATGTCCCTGATTAGGTCATCCATAGTTTTTGCCATAGACGGTGAAGGAGCCATCCTTATTTATAGGGATAAGCATCGGTGAAAGGTTCTTGCCATGAGTTTCCAGGATAGCCACGCTCATTTGCCAATTAGCCGCTCCAGCCTTCAAATAAGAGGCTTTGCGCTTGTCCATGACATTACCTGCCTCCACGCCCCAAAGAGTCCTGTATGAGCCTCCTATGCCCTCAGAATAGGCACTGATTCCTGCTCTGTGGGTATGACCGCAAACGACCGATTTGCCAAACTTCTTAGCCAATCCCAGGGCAGTCAGTCCAGCGTTGGAGTTCATTGATCCCTCGTCCCCATGTACCAAAACCCAACCTGGATGGAACTCAAAAGGTTTCTTATGGAATCGAATGTCGAGAGAACTAAAGTCCATAAACTTTGGATACTCCAGTTCAGGCAAGCCTATGAGGGACGGTGCTCCTCGCAGGAGTGTGTGGTAAAGGCGATCTGTGTGATTACTGCGAGTGATGTCTGTTGTGCGTAAGTCCCAAAGAATCTGTTGAGCAAGGCTTCGATCAGCATCGAGTTGACCTTCCCATTCCAGTCCTGTTCCTTTTGCCCATTTGGATTGGGCTTGCATGTCGAGTTCATCGCCTGTGTTAAGAACTAAGTCAAACTTTTCTCGATTAACTAACTTGATTAGATTCTTGACTGCAGCTTCATGATGGTAGGGAATTTGTAAATCTGAAATTACTAAAATTCGAGATTTAGTTCTAGTCATCTTCCTCATCTTCGTAATCGCCAAACCTTTCTGGTTCGACTGGAGATGGCAAAATCCAGGCAGGATAAGACTGAGGTTCTGTAATCATGAAAAGAGCAATAGACTCAGTAAAGCCTGCTTTTCTTAGGGATTTGTAGAATTCATGCAACCCAATGCAATAAGCATCAAGCTCTGAGTAGC